GAAAATGACTTCACAAATCTAAGTAATTTTTATAATAGTGATGTTTTAAAAGGAATACCGATATGTCGTTGTTATACGCCGATTGAAGTTAATTATAGTGCAGAATTAGCATATTATATAGAATCACCCGATGTCCACGATTTTTGTATATATTTTCCAGCCGATACTTTTGAACAGAGAAGAAATATGCAAAAGTTGGTATTTGATGTTATCGGAGAAGTTCTTGGTGAATTGGGAATAAATACCATGTATGAAAACAATCCTACAGCAAATGATTTATTTTATGAACACAATGATTTAAAAATTGGTGATGAGGGTAAATATAGAAAGTTTGTCGGTTCATTGTATAAACCATCAGATAATGGTTTTGGTTATCTTGATTTTACCTTAACATACAAGTTTGATTACGAATTGGCCAACAAGTTAAGACGAATCGAAAGTGATATAAATATTAAAAAGTATGATATTGAAGATATATCTGATAAAGTGGGTGGATTGTGGGATATTGATCCTACCATAGATTCAAACAAGATGGATTTGGATGTCATCCAATTATTGGCTAAAAAATTAAATTATTCTCTTGATATAAAATCCCCAACCGATGAAATAAAATCAAGGATGTTTAAAAGAGGTCGTAGAAGAATGACAGAAAAGGATTGGTATTTATACGGAGATAATTCAAAATTTCCACCACACCCTTATCGTGGGTTTGAAACTATCGTAGGGGATTGGATAGATGATACCTAAAAAATGTTACTTTGGTCGTATTTATGGTCGATTATCCACAAAAGGTGAGTATCAGATTTGCTGTGGAAAGGTGCCAACATCTGGTGATTATCACATCGATGGTAAATTCATAGACTATTGGAAATCAGATAAATTAAATAATTTACTTACTCAACTAAGAGATAATCTTGATGAGATGAATAAAACTTGGGCAGATGGTCATTGTGATTATTGTCCTCATTCTGTAATCAACGAGAAACTTCATAATGGTGAAATAGACATTCCAACTTCACCAATCACTTTTAACATAGATGTTATCAATGTCTGTGACCACAGATGTAACTTTTGTTGGCACTGGTCATATGATATGATAGATGATAAGGCACAATTTGATGGATTTTCAGATTGGGCTAAAGAGAAATTAGATTTACAGATATTCAAGGATACCGTAGATGGTTTGGTAGAACTTGGTGATTGTGAGGAGATACAAATTGGTGGTGGGGGAGAACCATTGTTGCACCCAAATATACACGAAATGATAAACTATGTCAAGGAAAATAATTTATCTTGTAAATTGATAACCAATTTTTGTCAGATAACAGAAGAACAACTCGACAATTTAATCGAGGTAGGACTCGATGATATCTTGATTAATATATCGGCAGGAAAAAGAAAAACTTATTGTGAGACGAGACGCGTACAGTCAAAGGTGTGGGATAAATTGTTGTCTAACATAGGGCATATACTTAAAAATAGAACAACAGATGTTCCAAGACTAACATTAAAGAGTGTAATTAATAGCGAAAATGTTCACGAAGTTGGTCACATGGTAGATTTAGGAGTGACACGTGGAGTTGATGTTGTTTCTTTGAGATTTTTTCAAGAGGATGGAGTTTATGATTCCGATAGTAAAATTGTTAGTAAAGAACAAAAAATTAAATTTGATGAAATACTTATAGATAAGATAAATGAATATGGATATGAAAAATATGAAGATGACGATTCTTTTATTTATAATTATAAATCACAACAAACAAACACTTTATTAAGGGGAGATGTATGAAACCACTTATAGAATTAGACGAATATTTAAATTTAGATGTAGAACCATTATATGAAGAATTTGTAAATACAATAGATACCATACCTAAAAAATATTGGCATATATTTTTATCTAATGCTGATAAATACAATGGTGGTGATGGTACTGGTGAAATATACGAAGGTTCTGGTTATAGATTTGAACCCATTGCCGGAGATAACGACTCACCTGATGTTCAGACACTATATTTAAGAACAACCACACCCGAAGTAGATTTGGGAACTGATTACTTTACAATAGATAAATCCGAGTGTTGGGTTGATTTACCAATATATGAAAAGTTTCCCAAGATAAAAAAGATGATTTCTGAATTACCATATGAATCTGTTGGTAGAATTATGTTAATTTTTAGTAAAAATGGCACGGAAATTGTAACTCATTATGACCACGATTGTAGGCATTGGCGTCAAGAGATGATTTGGATTGGTTTTAATGATGCAAAGAAATTGTTAGTTGAGGATAAAGATGAGACTATTTATTTAAAAGGAAATTCGTGTTGGTTTGATAGTCAACGGCGACACGGAACTAAATCGGATGGTTATTCAGTTAGTATACGAGTAGATGGTAAATGGAAATCAGATTTTAGAAACAAAATATTCGGAGAAGGTTCAGAGTGGGAAACAATAACAAAGTGGGATTGAAGAAAAACAAAGGTCTATTCGACCATATCACTCACATTACTCAAAAACAAACTAAAGATTATTGGAATTCTCTAAACGAAACAGAGCAAAAGCAGTGGTCTAATTATATGATACATAGATTCTTATCTATGAAGGCTGAATATGTAGAAGTGGTGAATGAGATTCAAAAATACAACTTGAAACCAAAGGATTTATACAAATTATATACCAATGTTCTTCCAAAGAAAAAAGAATGGTTGAGATATACAAAAGGAAAGAAAGATATGAAATATGAAAAGTGGTTAGTTGAAGTAGTAGCAAAACATTACGAATCAAGTTTGTCAGAGGCAAGACAATACTTGGAAGTGTTTTACTCTACCGAACAAAATAAAGCAAATCTAAAATCCATATTACAAAAATATGGTATCGAACCAAAGGAAATTAAAAAACTTAGACTACCTTAATGGCAAGAGTAAACTACGAAACTCTCGGTAAACTCATCGATGTTGATGAAAAGGACTTGGAGTTTGAAAGGGTTACAAATTCAATAGATGTCGTTGATATAGAATATGGTGTGGAAGTCATATTTGATTACTATCGTAGGCATGGATTCCCTCACTACAAAATTCGTGAAGATGAAAAACACGACCACCTAAAGAAACTGAGAAAGTTTGATGTCGATACGATATTCAAGGATAATCAGATAGTTCAAACTATGCACGGTTTGAGATTGTGTTGGACTTTCTTTCCACACTTTTGGGAAATAGTTTGTGGTAGTGCTAAGAAATCACCTATGGATATATTTCACGATGATGATATGTTTAAATCAACAATCCGTAAATGTTGGAAGTGGGAACAGAAACATTACAAGGGTGAGGACCCAAATGGTGAGAGAAATGTATTTCACGAAAATCGATTAAGACAATCCATAAAGATTTATAGTGGAACTCAATCCGTGAGTAATTTCAGACCTACAGCAGCAAAACTTATCTATGAGAAGTTCGGTGGAGATGGAGTCATTCGAGATATGAGTTGTGGTTGGGGTGGTAGATTACTTGGATTTTTATCTGCCTCAAATACCAAACATTACATAGGTACAGAACCATCTACAAAGACTTACGAAGGTTTATTGCAGATGAGCAAAGAATTTGATTATATAAATAAAAAGGTAGATATATATAAACAAGGGAGTGAAGATTTCGTTCCTAAAAAAGAATCAATCGATTTATGTTTTACTTCACCACCTTATTTCGATACAGAGAAATACTCAGACGAGAAAACTCAAAGTTATATTAAATTCCCATCCAATGATGAATGGGTAAATGGATTTTTAAAAAAGACCATAGAGAATTGTTACTATGGTTTAAAAAATAATGGTTATATGTTAATGAATATTGCAAACACACCAAAATACAAATTTATAGAAGAAGAAACCGTAAGGATTTCCAAAGAGTTGGGTTTTATCCAAGAGGACACCTTACAACTAACATTATCAAGTGTGATGGGAGCAGGATATAAGTATGAACCTGTTTTTGTCTTTAAGAAAAAGGAAGTATAATGACGGATTCACCAGTTTTAAAAGTTAATTATGGAGATATGCCAGGTATGAAAAGTAAAACACAACTATTCTTTAAAAATTTAGAGTGGGGTATAAATATAAAATCTAATACTATGTATTTGACATACGAAATAGAACAAGATACATTGTATGCTGTAACCACTCGTTTTGATAACTTTCTACAACATAACGAAGGTAAAGATATAAATTTAATAATTTCATCATATGGTGGGGATGTATATTCTATGTTAGGAATAATAGATTATTTTAAATCTTTACCAGTAAAGGTCAATACACATTGTCTTGGAGCCTGTATGTCAGCAGCCGCAGTAATACTTGCATGTGGAACTGGTAACAGAACAATCACAAAGAATTCTACGGTGATGGTTCACGAGGGTTCAGCATTTGAGAGTGGTAAAACCTCAGATGTTTTAAAAGGTGCAGACCACTTAAAAAAATTACAAAGTAATATAAATAGAATAATGGCAGAAGTCACAGGAAAAGACCAAGAATTTTGGGATAAGGTTTCACAACACGACACATATTTAACAGCAGAAGAATGTTTAGATTATGGTATAGTGGATGAAATTATTTAAAAAATGGTTGACTTTTATGTTAATTATGTGTAAATTCCAGTATGGAAAGAGGAAATAATATGGCAGAAATGATAAGAGAATCTAAGAATAAAAAAGAAGTAAATTCTAAATCAACATCCATTATAAAACAGATGGAAAAAGAATGGCCAGAGATGACCAAAGAATTTAAAAGATTACAAAGGGAACAATACGAATTGTTCTTACACAAGCAACACGATTACGGTCCAGGTAACATAAGTGTTGGAACACAATTACAAACCGAAGAAGAAATACATTTATCACTTACAGGTTTGTGGTTCAGAATGAATGATAAGATACAAAGGTTAAAAACTTTACTGATGACTAAAAGAGATAATGCAGTAGAAGGTGAACCGATGGAAGATGCTTATCTTGATGTTTCCAACTATGGGATTATGGCGACAATCGTAAAAAATGGAAAGTGGGGAAAGTAATATGAAAACCGCAAAGTATTTTACAGCCACATGGTGTGGCCCTTGTAAAGCATTCAAACCAGTAATGAATGAAATTAAAGGTGAGGGATACTCAATACAATTTATTGATGCAGATGACAATCAAGCTCTGATGCAACAACATAATGTTAGAGCAGTTCCAACCACGATAATAGAAGAAAACGGAGTAGAAGTAGATAGGTTTATGGGAGCACTTCCAAAAGACCAAGTTATTCAAAAATTAAATGGCTAGAAAAAAATCAATATCATATAGTCAGTTTGCACTATGGGAACAATGTCCCTATTCTTGGAAATTGACATATGTGGATAAGGCAATACCATTCACAGATAATATCTATACAATGTTTGGTACAGCTATGCATGAAGTATTACAAGAATACCTAAGAGTTATGTATTCCGAAAGTATTGTAGAGGCTGACAAATTACTTCTTAATGAAGAACTCGAAGATAGAATGAAAAAAATCTTTATGGAAATCAGACAGAAGAATGGTGGAGAAGAATTCTGTACTAAAAATGATATGTTAGAATTTTACAATGATGGATTAAAAATAATTGATTACTTCAAGAAGAAACGGAATCAGTATTTCAGTAAAAGAGGTTATGAATTGGCAGGTATAGAAACACCACTTAGTTATGATTTACCTAACAATCTAAGATTTCGTGGGTTTATTGACTTGGTTATCAAGGATACGGTTAGAAATCGAATTAAGATTATTGATATCAAAACATCAACTTGGGGTTGGAATAAATACCAAAAAGCCGACAAGAATAAAACAGACCAATTATTATTGTATAAACAATTCTATTCGAAAGAATTTGATGTTCCAATGGATAGAATTGATGTAGAGTATTTTATAGTAAAGAGAAAGTTGTATGAGAATACAGACTTTCCACAAAAGAGAATACAGACTTTTATACCAGCAAATGGAAAACCATCTATTAATAAAGTTAATAGAAGATTGGAAGCATTTATGAAAGAGTGTTATGATCCTGATGGAAACATAATTGAACACAATTACGAAAAATGTTCACCTCAAAAGAAATGTAAATCATTTACTAAATGTAAGGATTTATAATACTTATTATGAAGATGGAGAAATAAAATGGCAACCACAGGACAAATATATGCACTAAGACTTAAATTATCTGATTTTATTAATACAGAATATGAGTCATTAGTGATTGATAGGATTAATGAGGCAAATAAAACTCATACATTTAAACTTCAGTTGTGGTATGATGAGGGAGAAGTAACTTCTAAAGACTTGAAATTATTTATGGAAAAGTATGAAAGTTTACTTCATTACAAAACAACAATAAGACCAAACAGAGCTGTCGACCGCTCTCAATTTACTTGGTATGATATTATCCATCAAGAAGATATAGAAGAAGGATATCCATACAGATTTAGGTTTGTTGGAAGTGAGGATAGATTAACCTGTGTCTTTCAAGGAATAGAAAATTTTAAAAGTTGTTTATTATTTATTACTTCTGATAAACCATCAAAACAAGAAAAACCAAAAAGAAAGCAAAAAAGAAACGACTACGAGGATTAGTATGAAGCGAATTGGTATAGTAGGAGCACGAACCTATACTAATAAAAGAAAAATAAAAGAATTTGTATTTAAATTAAGAGAACAATTTGGTAATAAAGTTGAAATTATAAGTGGTGGACAACCAAAAGGAGCGGATGGTTACGCTAAGAAATTTGCACTTGAGTTCGATATGAAATATGTAGAATTCCCACCAAGACATTATCAATATAACCAACATTGTATTTTAGAACAAAATCACTACGGAAAAAAATATCATATAACTAATTTCTTTGATAGAAATAAACAGATAGCAGAGTATAGTGATTGTATAGTTGCATTTATTCCAAATAATTATAGTTCAAGAGGAACATTAGATACGATTGAACATGCACAAAAATTGAAAAAAAAAGTAGTTATTTTGGATTAAGGTGATACTTATATATATGTATATATGGAGATTAAAATGAAAAGTGAAACAAAGCTCACTTCGGTTAAAATTATAACCGATTTGTATAAGAAATTTAAAGGTGTGGCTTTAAACGAAGAATTTACATTGCAAAAATTAGTAAACAGGTCAATGGATAAATATTTAAAAGAAGAAGAATTTAAAAAGTCCATTGTGGAATATGATAATCTACAAATAAGTGGTAGTAATTTTTAAGTTATAAGGAAGGGTTGTATGTCTAAAAAGAAAATTTTATTGTTGTCAGACGATTTAAGAATGAGTAGTGGAGTTGGTACGGTTTCTAAAAACTTTGTTCTCGGAACAATTGATAAATACGATTGGGTTCAGGCTGGTGGTGCTATAAAACATCCTGAAGAAGGTAAAGTTGTTGATATGAATAAATCAGTTCGAGAAGAAACTGGTGTAGAAGATGCAAGTTTAAAGATTTATCCAATAAGTGGTTATGGTAATCAAGAGTTACTCAGACAACTTATGAATATGGAAAAGCCAGATGCTATATTACATTATACGGATCCAAGATTTTGGGAATGGTTGTATCAGATGGAGCACGAGATAAGACAAAATATTCCTATTTTCTATTATAATATTTGGGATGATTTACCATACCCAAGATATAATGAATTTTTCTACGAGAGTTCTGATTTGATTATGAATATTTCTAAACAAACTGTAAATATTGTTAATAATTGTGCAGTAAAGAAACCAAGAACAGATTGGGATTGCACTTATGTTCCTCATGGGATTCCTGAAGAAAGTTTCTTCCCAATTGAAGAAATGGACAAGAAGGCACTTGATTTCAAAAAATCAATGTTACAGAATAAAGATTATGACTTTGTAGTGTTTTGGAACAATAGAAACATCCGTAGGAAATTACCAAGTGATGTAATAATGGCATATAAAACATTTTGTGATACTTTGACCAAAGAACAATCTAAAAAATGTGTATTAGTTATGCACACACAACCAATAGATGGAAATGGTACAGATTTACCTGCAGTGGTTAGGGAATTATGTCCTATGTATGATGTTATATTTTCACATAAGAAATTAGAAGAAGAGCAGTTAAATTGGTTGTATAATATAGCAGATGTCCAAATCAATATGGCATCCAATGAGGGATTTGGATTAGGAACTGCAGAAGCAGTGATGGCAGGAACACCAACCATTGTAAATGTTACAGGTGGATTACAAGACCAATGTGGATTTAAATTAAAAGGTAAACACATTACCTACCAAGATTATACAGAAATTGTATCATTACACGATGATAAAAAATGGAAAGATAATCCTGATTTGACTTGGGGTGATTGGGTAAAACCAGTATGGCCATCCAATCGTTCATTACAAGGTTCAATACCAACACCTTACATTTTTGATGACAGATGTAGGTGGGATGATGTAGCAGAAAGAATTAGAGAATGGTATGATATTCCAAAAGATGAAAGATTGAAGGCAGGATTAAAGGGCAGAGAGTGGATGCTAACAGAAGAAATTGGAATGTCATCAAAACATATGTGTGAAAGATTTGTCCACGACATGGAACAGGCAT